CCGCACGAACACCAAAAATTTCATCAAAGATTGGTTCGATAACGGCACCAGATCCAGGTACTGTTCTTGTCATGTCTTATCCGATTACGTTAATGGTTCCATTCATAGCAGCATGGATTGTACACTGATAATACAGCACTGTATCTGCAGCAAGAGTCATTGGAACTGTCCAATACAAAACTGAAGTTCCACTGCCAGACTGACCCTCAGTGTACGCATTCCCACTTAAACCCTGATCGCTTTGAATTCTAAATGGATGATTTGTACCATTAGCAGTATTATCAAATGCATAAGTAAACCCTCTCATAACATAGAGAGTTGGATCATTAGTAGTAGATGGGAAACCAGGTCCACTGAATGTGAAATCAGATGCTCCGTTTGCTCCCAGTTCCCACCAAATTATAGGACTTTGTGTCCTAATCCAATTAGTGCCATTCCAATATAAGGAATCGCCTTGAGTAAGACCAGTAGTATCTGTATCAGTAAGTGCCGCAAAAGTTGTGGTCAATGTGCCATCAAAATTCACTGTGACGGTATCACCACTAACTGCTGTTGTGATATTAGTGCCGCCAGCAATAGTTAATGTATCCGTTTGAGTATTAGCAGTAGTAGTTCCGCTATCACCAGTAACTGTAGCAAAAGTATTGATAGAAGCAATACCTGCATTATCATCAGCAGGCACAAACTTACTATCAGTAGCATTCCACTTTAATACTTGATTATTAGTGGGTGCTGTAGTAGTAATATCTACATCTACTAAACCATCAATACTAGAGTATTCCGTTAAAATCTTTGCTCTCACATCACCAGCACCGCCAGCAGTGATGTTAATATTCACATAGGGGTTATCATCACCATCTACAGTGAAGAAATAACCAGGATACGTTGCTGCAGCAGGAGCGTTTGCAATAGCAGTATATTCATTTACATACTTTACTTGCGTTGGGAGATCGATTGTACCCCCACCATCAAATGTTGATGTGACACTACCATGCGTTACTCTAAAATCACCAGTTCCATTTGGAGCGACAACAATATTTCCGTTAGAAGCGGAAACAATATTGTTGCCATTAACATCTAAAGCAGATGTTAATTGACTATAGTCCGATGGAAGAAAAGATGTTCCATCATATCTCAAGACTTGCCCAACTGCAGGGTTAGCAACACTCAATTGAGTATTGGTGCCATTGCCAATAGCAGTATATAGTTCATTGAAATTATCATTCGCTTTATCTGCACCAGTACGGAGAGTATCCCCCGTACCGTCATTTGCAGAAGAACCAATACCAATAAGTTGCTTTGCCATTTTTTACTGGAATTTTTAGTTATTTATGCGTTAAATTTCAGGGTCTACCAGTTCCTCACCGTAATCCGCAAGGTTTGGTGCTGTCCAATCATCAGGAACATCAGTTTCAACATCAATCTCTGGATTTCTATATCCAGATCCGTTTGCACTAAGTTCAACACCAGAAACACCAACCAATGCCTTGATATTACCATCAAAACCAGAAATAGAATCCAGTCTTACAGTTGGTCTTGAAGTATATCCAGAACCTCCAGAAGTAACACTGACATCAGTAATAAATCCAGTTTTCAAGTTTGCTTGTCCAATAGCATTTTGACCAAAGACAGAACCAAGATAATCAAATGTGATGAGAGAATTTGACGATTCGATAACTGCAACCTCACGATCCTCAGTCTCACCTTGGATGTCGATAAAGTCGCCCACTTCAATTGGTGGAACAACTTCAGCAGCATCAACGTCTGCCTCGGAACCAACATAAGAGAATGCAACAAATGTAGAACCTACGCGAGGAATTTCAGAGAAAATAATTCTAGAACCAACAATTTCAAATCCAGCACCAGGTTCTTGAATAACACCATTGAGAGAAACAATGATATTATTTTCAGGTCTAATAACATTAGACTGAACACCATCTGTAAGCGTAAGTGAGTAGAATACATCGTTGCGCTTGAGGTTGAACGACTGGCGTAATGAATCAAACTCGAACGAAATATCATCAAGTTGTCTCAACTTACCAATATAGAATCCTGTGAACGAAGAACCAGGGTCGGGTGCTTCGGTAAACTGAATCTGGTTAGAGAACGCTGTGTAAGCGTTAGTTGCACCAGGAGGTTGCAGGATACCATTGACAAAGATGAGCATATGTCCAGCAGGATCGGGCAGATATGCCGTACCATTTTCAATAGTAAGATCAAATGTCGTTTGAGTACCATCAAATCCTTTAAATGCACGTTTTACGCGAGCGTTCAAGAGAACATTGTCTACGAGAGATGCTTGATAATTATCGGGGGCTTTAATAGAATCGCGTACATTAAATGAACCCGCAACTTCACTAAGATAAAGTCTCTTGTAGAGACCATCATCTCTAATATCTTGTACGCGAGCAGAACCTGCACCAGCAATGACGGTCTTGGTAGCAATATTTGCCTGAGCAACATAGAGATTGGGATCAATTGCACTTTGCTGAACAATTCTATCACTTGTGTTGAAAGTTCCCTCAACCTGATTGATATACAGATAATTATTATCTAAATCAACTTCGGTAATAATTGCATATTGATCGGTCTGTAAAATACCATTGATCAATTTATAAATTCTAGTGTTATCAGTAAATCCATCAAGACCATCAATAATACTGACAGACAATCTAGTATAACCCTCAGAGGCGACTCTATCACCAACATTAACATCAAGACCAGCAAACTTATTAACTACAATATAACGCTCAGAAGATGCTGGGTATACAACCGAATTCTTTTCAAAAGTTCCAATCAAACTATCAGTATCAACCGTTAATGTACCGCCAGTATTGCTAGTAACTGCAGCTTCTGTCTTAAGGAATCCTGTGGGAGTCGCTGTAGCGGTACTAGCATACCCTCTAAATGGAACATCTTCAGCAAATTCACCTCTAAGATTGATAATCTGCAAACGATCCTCAATCGAACTAATTTGAGCAGTGGTGCTATTTTCTGCACCAACAATTGTATCTGTAATTGCCCAAGGACCAGCAGTTACTTCGACATCAAGATACTTATAGTTTTCATCTTCATGGAATCCATAGACGACACCTGTAACACTTGGAGCACCTTGCTTAGCAACGTTCTCATTCATTGTAAAAGGTCCATCTGTAATATCACCGTCAATTCTAAATCTCTTATAAAGTTTAACGACTAAACCTTCGTTAACAGTGATACTTTCAACTTCAGCATAATTTGATGTGGAAGTTCCATAGATATAATCACCATTTTTGACTGCTGTAGCAATTCCAACAGGGATATCCCTCACCCCGTATTTCTTGGTTGGTAAAGAAATTGGGTTAATAGTGCTAAGACTTGTGTAATGAGTATCATCTAAAAGTTGATCGTAAACGATATTCAAATTATTTCTAACTAAAGCAGTAATAGAGTTGACATTATAGTCAGACGCTGCAGTAGCATCATAATATGAAGAGAATTGTGCTTCTTCAGAGGGACTTGCAAGACCGCCCGAGAGAGACTGACTCATAAAGGTCTTAAGAAGATTTACTGTATATGTCTTAATGTTAAATTCAATACTGGAATAGAAGTATTCACCCGAAGCGGCAACGTATGGGTCAAGAACACTCTTAGTGAGTTTAGTACCCCATGCATAAAGACCAGGACCACCATTATAAGCAGTGACATAGAAAGAACCAGATGCGGTTGATCTAGGACCATCCCCAATAGCACCAGCATAGAAATTATTATTATCTGCTGCCAGAGAATATCCAAAATAGTCATTAGAACCTATGCTACTAGAAGCAAAATACTTCTCTTCATTTGTCCCGTCATAATCATAAACGTAAACAGCACCATTACGAGTATAAGTAAAGTTATTAATAACACTAGACTCGTCCGAAGCAGCAATAAAGACTTTATTATCAGAACCAGCAACGGCGAAACCAAACCTCTCATTGACATCGCCATCAGAAGCAGTGAGTTTAACTTCGTTAGTTCCATCTAAGTCATAAACATATGCAGCACCAGTATTGCCATTTTTAATATGAGCACCAACAATTACTTTATTGTTTGCAATAGCCAAACCTCTACCAAATTGATCTGATTGTGCAGCGTCAGAAGCATTGATCTTAACTTCACCTGTTCCGTCCAGATTATAAACATACACAGAACCAGATGCACTAAAAGTATCGTCATCATAAATGGCACTAACAGCAATTTTACCGTTTCCTACTGCAACTTTAAATCCAAAGTTGTCATATGCCGCTCTATCAGAAGCAGTGATTCTTGTTTCAAAATTTCCATCTAAATCATAAACATATACAGAACCGCGATAGGTATCAGTGCCATTAGCACCAACTACAATCTTACCATCACCAATAGCGACAGATTGACCAAAATATTCATAGTTGAAAGGATTATTGGACAAAACTCTGGTCTCACCCGTTCCATCTGTGTTATAAATCCAGATTGCACCTTGTCTATAATTAGTTACCTGCTCAAAAGGAGCACTTACAGCTGCTTTACCATTACCGATAGCAACATCCCATCCAGCATAGTCACTATTTCCTGTTGGAGGAATCAATTGAATCTGACCAGTACCATCTGTATTAAAGATATACGCAGAACCAGACTGACTAGATCTAGGATCATCATAAGCGGCACCAGAAATAACTTTACCATCAGCAACAGCAATTGAATAACCAAATCTATCGTAGCCACTACCATTAGAAGGCCATACTCTCAAATCAACATTAGTTCCTTGGAAAGCAAGTTGTCCAGTTGCATTTCTAATCTTAGTATAAGATCTAAGAGCAGTAAAACCAAAGGAGAATGTTGCTGTCATGTAAAGTCTAAACCAACCATCACCGATGGGAACCGCCCCATGATCATCAACTGTTATGCCACCCTGGGGTGTAAATAGTGTCGCAACAACACCAGTTGTTAAGTCAAAGTCAAAGAATGCATTCTGTGCAGAAGGTTGAAGTTCAATACCAAATCTAACCTTATCATATTCACCCTTCTTGATGAACATAGATGTGGTATAGGTCTGAGTATCTGCGTTTGGAGCACCAACATCATATGTAACAGAACCACTATCAAATTTGATAGTGCTATTATCATATGTGGTATAAGCAGTCAGAGCATAATCTCTATAGAAAGTGTGTTCACCGTTAGTTAAATCGACAGTAACTTTTTCTGCTGTCGAAGTTCCATCAGGACCCTCAATTACATTGGTAACTACAGTAGTTTGATTGAATGTCCAGTTAACATCTAATGCTTCTGGGTTGGTGAATAAGTTGGTTCCTGAAATTTCACCTTCAATTAAAGAAGATTGATTTCTGGCAGTATTGATTGCCTTTACATTAGTCTTGCTGGTATACCAGTCATAAGATGTGCTAACAACACTAACTGTTGCAGTAGCACCCGAATCGCCACCCGTAAGTGTGTCAGAAACTGCCCAAGCAGTGCCTGTATATGCACCAATAATCAATGTAGATGTAGATGGAATATATTCAAGAACTGTAGCAGTTCCTGTTCCGCTAGAAGTGACAGTTTCACCAACATCAAAACTATCGCTAACAGAAGTTAAAGTAATTGTACGTGCAGTTTGAGTATTGGAACTGCTAGTGTCAGTTGTAATTAAATCGTGAGCAACATTCTCAACAAGTTCCGAGACAAATGAATCGTATTGCCAAGAATCTGCACCAAACTGACCATTAACACGAGTTGCAATTTCTTCAAGATAGTAATTCTCATTAAATTTAATATTCTTAACTGCGCTGCGTGTGATAATCTCACCAGGAGAGAAGATATCAACAGCAGTCTCAATCAAGTCACGGAAAGAATACCAAACTTCATCAATATCAGAAGGTGTTTCTGTGTCACGATAAGCTGTCTCACTTGTGTATTGTGCAGCATATTGATCGCCAGTAACAGTAGAACCAGTATCATAGAGAAGGTTCTTAATTGCCTTTTCACCAATCACTTTGAGATCTTCAATTGCGTAAATAAAGGCAAGTAACTGATCATCAACAGTTTGAACTTGTAATGCTGCAGTCAAATACTTTTCAGATTGAGCAACAATACTGTTGTTTCCTCCTGTGAGCAAATCAGACATTCCAGCAATAATAAAGTCTTCAAGAAGTTCATTATAAGTGGTATCAACTGTGTCGTAAGCAAAGAATTGAGTGGTGCCAGCAGTATAAAGCAGATAATTATCCATTCTGCCTCTGACTTCCTTAGCAATATATTCACGGTTGAAATAAAGACGATCAACACCAATTCTATAGTCTCCATCCTTAGGAGCAATAATATCATTGAGAGTAGTGATTAATGTGTCAATTGCAGACTGAACATCGGCACAATTGCCAGGATCTTGAGTGATATCCCAATCACCAACAATAATGTTGTCAGTGTTGTCATAAGTAAGATCGCCATTGATTGCTTGCTTCGCATAATATCCTAAAC